ATGCCTTTCAATAATTATGCTGATACTGCTATGCAGATGGCTCAGATTGATGTCCTTAAGTCTCAGGCTGAAAAGAATCGCGCCGATGCCGGACTTTCTGTTTCTAACACAGAAACCACTCAACAGCTTCGTGACGGTCTTGTTAAGACTCAGTATGCAGAGTGGATCTTGAAAGGTACTTCTTCTAATTGGAATGAACAACAGATTAAAGAGTCTGCTAGGAGAATGGATGAGATGAATGAAAATATGAAAGTTCTCCGTCAGATGGTTGAAGAGTCTAAATCTCGTGTTGACAACCTTGAAGAGGATACTGTGTCTAAGTCTATTGATAATGTTTATAAATCTTCTTGGTGGAATGAACAGATCCGGCAGCTCTCTACTCAGGCTGATTTAAATACTGCCACTACTCGTAAGATTGTTTTGCTTATGGCTTTAGAAGCTGCCAATATTCAGTCTGATACTTCTAATAAGCTTGCTCAGTCTCTTCTTGCTGGCAGACTTGGTTCTTATTATGATTCAATGCGTAAATCTACTGACACTTACCGTCTTGAAATCATTCCTCGTCTTAAGACAAACATGGTTCTGCAGAATAATACTCTTTATTTTGATCTTGGCCAGGCTAAGAAGTTTAATACCGCTGAACGTATTGTCAATATGGTTTCTCAGGGTACCAATGCTGCTGGTAATCTTCTTTTTGGAGGTGCTCAGCTTTCTAAATTGCTTCCTTCTTCTCAGGCTATTCGCAATGGTAGTCAGATTTATATCCCTTAATGATAAGGCGCTCAAAAATGAGCGCCTTAAAAAATTCTCTCTAACTCATCGCAAGTTTCGGATTCGGAAGGCGGAGCCTTGCGCACTGCACCTACTTGACATATTTAGTGTAACTTTCACATCACGTGAAACGTTACTTTTGCATTGCTATTTGTTTATTCCATTTTTTTATTCTACTTTTGTCCTGATTCATCCGAATTGATGATTCATCATCTATTTTAAATTCGGCCTATGTGCTTAAATCCTACTATACTTGTTCATCCTGCTGCTAAGCGTCAATATATGCTTGGCAAGTTTGATTCGTTTTGTTTTGACGGTTTTTCTGCCTCCCTTACTCATGTGTCTTATGGTTTTAAACATTGGTTTTACAATTCTAAATTTAATTCCTCTTTGACTCCTTATGAACGTTATAAGGATAATCTTTTGGATTTAGATAAACATTTCTATTTTTTTAATTCTGAGACTGGAGAGACTTTTCCTATGTTCTTTGTCGCTCCATGCAATAAATGTCGTGATTGTCTTCGCTCTAAATATATTGAATACTCTTCACGTCTTTCTTTAGAGGCTTTTTGCCAGGATTATCCTCCTATTTTCTTTACCCTTACATACGATAACGAACATTTACCTTCTGATGGCTCTGTTTCCAAGACTGACATTTCTGCATTCATTAAGAGGATGCAGACGTATTTTCCTCGGTATGGTTTTAAGAATTCTGTTCCTCGTTTTTTTATCGTCTCTGAGTATGGTAGCCTTCATGGCCGTCCTCATTACCATGGTTTGCTTTTTGGAGTGAATTTATCTGAACTTGAGGATTATTTCACTTTCGATGATTTACTTTATTCTGCATGGGGTAAATGTGCTAAACATTGTATTAAATTTGAGGTTTGCCGCTCGGGTGTTGCTACGACCAAGTATGTTTGTAAATACATTATAAAAGGTCTTAAGGAATCCAATATCCCTGATGGCTGTCAGCCTAATTTTATATCTACTCCTCGTCGCGTTGGTCTTGGCGTTCCTGCTTTGTCCGATCCTGTTGTTATTAAGGCTATTCTTTCATCTCAGGACGGTACTATCTCTCTTCCTTTTGTTTCTAGATATTCTTCTTCCAGTTTAGGCGTCTCTCGTTTTAAGATTCCTAAGTTCGTTATAGATAAACTTTTCCCACAAGTTTCTAAGGTTCTTTCTTCTAATGTTAAGCGTCATCTTATGATTCTTTCCCAGTCTTATAGAGACCTTCGTTATCGTCTTCCTTTCTTCGATTCTGATGATGAAAAACGAATGATCTCTATTTGCAATCTTCTTAATTTTGATCCTGATAATATAGATCCTTATTTTATTCCTAAAGATTTTAGGTTTAAACCCTCTTTTTGTTCCGAGTCTAAGACTCTTGAATTGTTCCGCTGGTCATTGCAATATCTTTATGATTTATGTACTGACTTTTCTCTTATTCCTTTCGATGAACAAGCCCGGCATTCTTTTAAGTCTCCTATTACTCGGCGAATGATTGATTACGTCAGGTCTCACCCCGACGGTATTAAATCGCTTTCGCTTGTTCGTTCTTGTTATAAACAATCATTATTAGATGCTTCTTTAAACTTATGAAACCTCTTGAACATCCTTTATTCATTCGCTCTATTGCTGAGCATTTTGATTTTTCTAGTCATGTTTCTAAAGATTTTCAGTGGTCTGAATTCTTTTTATCTGATACTGGCGAACGTTTAGGCATAAGCAATACTACTTCTGATTTAGATATACTTTCTAATATTGCTTATCTTGTTCATTATGTTCTGCAGCCTCTTCGTGAACGTTGTGGACCTATTTATATTAGTTCAGGTTATCGTTGTAAGACTCTTAACGAAGCTGTCGATGGTGTGAAAGACTCATATCATCTTTATGGCCGAGCTGCTGATATAATTCCTTTTGGTTGCTCTTTATTTGTCCTTGAAAATTTTATTAAGGATTTAGGTGTTAAATATATACGTTATTCTACTTTTATTCATGTTCAGATATGAAAGTTTTATCAGATACTTTTTGGACTATACTTGGCGTTATAGTTCGTATTATTCAATTTATTCAATCATTTAAATCATCAAAAAAACTTTAATTATGGGTGTATTTTCTAAAGATCAAGGAGGTAAGAAAACCCTTAAGCGTAATACTTACCCCGTTTCTCGCCAGATTAATACTACGTTTAATTTTGGCCAGTTGATTCCTTTTTCTCTTCGAGAGATCAATCCGGGTGAGTCTGTAAAGATCCGTCCTTCTGTAGGTCTTCGCTTTATGCCTACGTATTTTCCCGTTCAGAATAAAATGAAGTGTTATATTAACTACTTCTATGTTCGATCTCGAAATCTTTATAAGGATTTTAAACAGTTCTATGAAGATAATTCTCCTTCTACTTCTCATCCCTATCTAGCTTTTCCCTCTTCACTTGCTTCTTCTCGTGCTGAGATGTTCTCTGTCGGCGGTCTTGCTGATCACATGGGTATTTCTGTTACTCGCCATGTAGGACCTAATGATATTGCATTTAATATCCCTCTTTCTGCCACTTCCGGCTATTTTTATTCTGTTCCTTTCCGTTTTTCTAATATTGGAAACTCGCCTTATGTTCCTTTTGGTGAGAGGCCTGTCCTTTCTTCCGGGAATCCTTCTGATTACATTTTTCCTGCTGATTTTGGTAATAGCGCTCCTCTTGATCCTTTACCCTTTGGCCGTGCTTTTGGTTTTTCTATGGGCAATGTTCTTGGTACATCTTCTACGCCTTATTCGGCTGGCACCTATGCTCTTTCTTTGAGAGATCTTCCTTCTTCTGTTCTTTCTTATCTTGACGAACATGACTTTAACATTTTTTATTGTTATTGTTTAGTTCAGGCTAAGCCTTCTTCTTCGGGTAAAGCTAAGGTCATTAGCGGAATACTTCCTTTGGCTTTTAGCAATTCTCTTGAATCTCATTATCATCTTGACGATGAAGTTTCTTTATCGATTCATATTCCTTCTTCTCTTTCTATCGATATAGATTCTCTCCCGTCTTCTTCTTCTACTGGTCCCTATACATATATGTATAGTTTTGTTCCTTTTATTGTTCCTTCGTCTTCTCCTACTGGCGAATCTTATCCAGTTCCTCTTCCCGTTTCCCTTTCTCCCGTTTCTGATCCTGTTAGTTTTCGTTATGCTTCTCCTACTGTAGTTTCGGTTGGAGATACTTTGTCTTCTTTTAACCCTTTCTCTGAGGAGCTTGACGCTGAATCCTTTGTTCCTCTTAATTCTATGCCCTTCCTTCCTTCCTTCCTTCCTTCCTTCCTTCCTTCCTCCCTCCCTCCCTCCCTCCCTCCCTCTCTCCCTCCCTCTCTCTCTCCCTCTCTC